GAGCGGTCGTTGGGTGGCCCGCCGTGCATGTGGTGCCCCGACGCGCTGTCCCTGGCGATCGCCTCACGCCGCCACTGTGTCGTGGGCGCTGAACCGCCGGCCCGCAGCACCGCGTGCTCGTCTAGGCCCATCTCGATCAGGTCCGAGGCGGATACGTTCCTGACGTGAAACACGCCGCGCGCTTCCTTGACGGTGGACGCGTCGGACACCACCCACACACATTCGGACGGCACAGATTCCACGATCGGCCACGCCTGCTGCACGCTGCGTGTGATGGTGGCGCTCCAGTATTCCGGTGGCCCGCCTTGGCCCAGATACATCTGGCCCTCGGGCGTCTTGGCCATCGCTTCCTGCTCGGCCTTGGTCATCGGACGCCTGACGATGCGCTGGGCCTCGATGCCCGGCTCGGCGAGCAGCATCTGCAGTTGCGGCAGGATGAGGCCCTCGGCCACCTCGGTGCGGATCTGCTGCTTCTTACCCCACGACCAACGCACCCAGCCGGCCTTGCGGGTCAGCGCGTCCAGCAGCGCATCATGCAGGATCGACCAGCCTGGATTGGCAACGAACAGCGCCCAGCGTGCGTAGTCGGTCGCCTGGCGGGACAGCATGGTTGCCAGCTTGTCGTCGCCGGATATCTCGTTGCTGACCGGCTCGAAATGCACCGGGTCCTCGACACCCGTGAACACGCGCAGGAGGCTTGGAAGGGTGGATCTGATCGTGTCTCTGACAACCGTCATCACCAACTGGCTGCGGCCCTTCAGTGCCGGCTCATCGCCGAAACCCTTGCCGTTGTAGTATTCCGATGCCGTAACGCGCTGGCCGCTCAGCTCTTCATCATAGTTTCGCGCGATACCAAAATAATATCTGTTGATCTCGGCAATCTCGTGATCCTCTTTGCCGAGGCGCTGGTAGACAATCTCCTGCACCCACGGGGTCGAGGATGGCTGCACGCTCGGACGCAGGCCGAGGGCGTAAGGGCGGATCTCAGGCGGCAGGTCGTCGGTCGGGTCGTCCGGGATGTCCTCGTCGCGGCGCCTGGGCAACAGCGTCGCGATCACCTGGTGGTCGGTGGGCCGCTGGCCCATCGGTCGCACCAACCCCTCGATCGGTGGCAGCGGTGGCGCCCCGTAGCTCTGCGTGTTGGGCGCCAGCAGACCCTGCTGCGGCGGGTTCATGCCTTGCTGGCCCACCTGCGGCGCCATCGGGTTGATGCCCTGACGCAAGCCGGGTGGTGCGCCGGGCGGCAGGATGCCGCTCATCCGATGCGTCCCATCAGCAACAATATCAGCAACACGATGACGATCACTCCCACGATGCCGATGCCGTAGCTGCCGTAGCCGCCGCCGCCGTAGTAGCCGCCGCGGTAGCCGTAGAACCCGCCGAATAGAACGAGCAGCAGCAGCACGATCAGGATGATTGCGAGCGGGCTCACCGCCGCAAATCGCGCGGCAGCGAATCCTCGTGCTCTGCCGTCCACTCCTCGTCCGCGGCGTGGTCCCACATCGCGTCTTTGTAGGTGTCGCGGGTCAGCGGAATGCCGTGGCGCTTAAGGTAAGCGATAATCGATGGGCTTCCACTGCTCTCCGGGAGTGCTTCGTCTCGCCCACCATTCGGGCTCTTTGATGCCCCGCCCGAGAATAGCAGACTGGACGTCCGCGTGGGATCGTGTGCCATTTTCGTAAGCTCTCCACAGGTCAGAGTTCTCGTTCAGGATGGCGTCGCCGCGCGCACCACGCCGCGCCGCTGGTTCGTACAGCCCCTTGATGCCTTCCCACGTCATGCTCTGAAGCTCGCGCGGGTGAATACCGACGTCGTTCGCCACCCGGCGGTAGGCCTCGGCATAAAGTGGGTAGAGCCCATCGCTGCCGGTGGCAGCACCGCCCTTGGCGCCAGTTAGCCAGTTCTTGAACGCCGGCCCCTGCGGGCTGTTGCCAAACCCGTAGGCCACCTCAGGCCGCGAAGCGCCCCACGGCATCAGGTTGGCTGCCGCCATAGCATGCGTGTCGATCGTCACGTCGGAACCGCCGTGCGGGCTGACGATGTTATTGTAGAACGAGCGTATCTTGTGCCCGTCGCCAAGCTCGCGGCTGATGTTGTCAAGGCTGCCATTGCGGTAGATCGAGATCGCCTGCCCGATATTGCCGTTAGAGTTGGGGGTGTATTTGTCGGGCATGACAGCGCCGTATGTGCCATCAGGATTGACTAAACGATATTCATGATAGTTGGGGTTATGCGCCTCATCGAACAAACGAACAAACAACCCGGCATCAGGGCCGGCGTGATCGTTCAGCGTGCTACCAGGTCGGCTGATGGTGTCGAAGTTGGTACCCCATTTCGGCTTGTATTCCGGGTTGGGTTTACCGTCTGAGAGGAACTCAACGCCATACTTTTCGCGATACAACCGATGCATCGCTTCGGTCATCGGAGTGTCCGAGTGCTTGTTGACGATATCAACCGTGCGATTGAACTGCGCCACGTTCATATCCCATGGCGTGCCAGGCGAGAGGCGGGCTGCCATGGCAGCGCCCTGACGCGGCTGGAGGCCATACGTCGTCGCGGTGTCAGTCGTCACCTTGTTGGCGCCGGGATACCAGTTCGCCGCGAACTTGCCCCACGGCGTGGCATTCACCTCGTCATACATGCGGCGCAGGTTGCTCTCCAGGTGCGCGGTGTAGGCCTCATGCACCTCGGCTGGATCGAGATAGTTGCCGCCCTTGAACCGCTCAAAGCCGGGCTGTTGGGCGATGATGTCGGCGGTGCGCTGCTGGTATGGCACCTTGGCGCCGCCCTGGCTGGCGTTGAAGCTCTCGGCACCGACCTGATAGTTGGCATTGCTATGCACGTCCGGCACCTGCACCTCGGAGGGCGTGCGGGTGCTGATGCGATCGGCGAAGCCAGGCGCGGTGGGGTCAAGCTTGAACTCTAGGGCGCGGCCACCGTGCATGCGCGGCGAGATTGTGCCGGCCAGCAGGGCTTGGGCGTATTGCTGGCCGACACTCAGCAGCCCCTTGCCTGTCGGCATCCCCGTCTCGTCGTTCCACAGGCCCATGTCGCTGGACCTCTGCCGCTCGCGCTTTATGTAGTCGGTGACGTTGTTGTAGAGCCCGGCCAGCGCATCGCGTTGCTCCACCGGTCGGTCGGCGTTGGGCGGGCTGATGTCCAGCACCGTCGCACCGGGGATGCCCAGCAGGCTGCCCGGCTGTTGCTCGTCGCCAATGCCGAGGATGTTAAGCGCCGCCATAGGGCAGGTCCTGCTGGCTGACGCCACCGGTCACCCCGGCAGGACGGTCGGGGCATGCGGCGTCCGTGGCGGCGCTCATGATGGCGGCGACGATGCTGGGCGGCATGCCGCTCTCCAGCAGCCTGTGACGCAGCCTGAGCCGGTCAGCGCCGGCCTGAAGGCGGCGGGTCACGTGCTCGATCAGGTCAACCTTGCTCGCCTGGGCGCGCACGTTGGCGGCGACCACCTGCTCCGCCGCCTTGGCCCGTGCCGTCAGCAGGAAGCCCAGACGCTCGTCGTCGCTGGTGGCAGAGACACGCTCGATGTGGATCAGCTGCATCGCTCACTCCATCCCAGGAATTGCGCTCATCACCGGTTGCGTATCATAGAGCCAGCTTTGGTTCGCTGACGTTACCATCAGGCCCTGCTGCGCCAGGGTGAGCATCAGCGCGTCCGCCGAGTCGCAGGACGGCAGGCCCCGTCGCCTCATGGACTCCTTGGATTCAATGGTCAATTTGCCCGTAGATGAGAACGTGTATTTCGGCGCGACCAGATCGCCCCTGAGCAGATCGTCACGGGGCAGGCGTACGGTGCGGGTGGCGAGCCACTCGCGCATCCTGCCCCAGAGCTCGTCACGCAGGCGCATGTAGTTGGTCTGGTTGGCGGGGCTCTCGGCGACGTTCACGCCCAGCACCGGCAGCGCCTGCTCCTGCAGGCGGTCCACCACACCTGCGCCGATGCCGATGCTGTCCACCACGATCAGCATCGGGCGTGCGCTGTGTGCCAGATCGTACTCGTGCTTGATGGCGCCTGCCAGTGCCATCAGGTCGATGTTGCGCCAGCGCCGCGGCGGCTCGGTGACACAACTGCCCTGGCGCTTGATCAGCACGCTTGCGTCGGCGCCGAACCTTGCCACGTCTACGCCCCACAGGATCGGCGCACCCGTGTCCAATGCCATGTCACGGTTCATCGCGCTGTCGACCAGTTCGCCGGGGATGAACACGTCGTCGGAGCCGGACGGGAACTGACCCAGCACGCGGACCCGGAACGCGTTGCTCTCGGGACCGTAGCGCTCGGACATCTCGGTGATGTAGTCGGGCGACACGCGCGTGCTCTCGGCAGAGCTCACCGTCATGCAGCGCCAGCGATCGCGCTCCAGCGTGTGAGTGCGCCAGAAGAACCCCGAGTCGCGCGTTGGGTTACCGATCAGCAGCGTGATCGCACCGGAACTGCTCATTGAGCCGCTGGCGGCTTCGTAGACCTTCTCGTCAATTCCCGAGGCCTCATCTGCAACCAA